CCAAACGTGTCTCTGAGCAAAAATGCTGATTCAGTAATATTTTGCAAGCTGGCTTGGTCGAGGTCACCCATTTGCTGGGTTACCATTGCCATTGCATCAGATATATCTGTAAAAGATTCTCCGTAGCCCCCTGCATAAATATCTTTCAGTGTTCCTTCATAGTCTCCCAATGCTTCTCCACTTTTCCCCGTGGAGGCAGCAAACTGAGCCATAGCAGAATCGAGGTCAGCAGCTACATTAATTGCCATTCCACCAACTGCAACCGCTGCCGTTCCTATCCCTGCAAATGCTGCCGCACCGGTAAGCCCTGCGGATGAAATCGTGCTTGTCATTCCTGACACAGCCGTTCCCAGTTGTCCGGTTGAATTCACCACAGTTGTAGATATATCCGAAGCAATATTACCCAAAGAATCCTTGACAGTGGTTGACATTTTAGATGATTTCTTTTCAACATTTGCGGTTGCCGAACCTATGTTTTTGTCAATAGCTTCTCCTGCTTTCTTGCTGCCGCTTGAAAGCTCTGATTCCATCTTTTTTTCAGCCTTATCAAGGTCTTTTGATACTTTGGAGTCGTCTGCCCTGATTTCATATGTAACTTGTCCTTCTGCCACTTATTCTCTCCCTTTCTTTGCCATACTTTGTAGCATTTCTGCGAGTTTCCATAGTCCTGTGGCAAGCTGACGCTCTCTTTCTTCTTCCGAAATTTCAAGCCTGTAAATAGCTTTTAATCTCATAAGCTGCTGGCGTTCTTCCGCATTGTATTTTGTTGGTTTTGGTAGTGGCTTTGCCCTTATACTGATAATTTGCATGATTCGAGTTTCTTCCGGCAAACCAGAAAAAAGAGCCATAAAAGTATGCCAATGCATACGTCTCCACTTTCTCTTGTGCAAATCTATCCCATAAGCCTGTAAAAAACCTGCGTAAATTAAAGCTGCATCCTGCTCAAAATCAAAAACTTTCTGTCTCTCTTCTTTTTGGCTGTCCCCTTGTAAAAATTTGAAGATTTCTTCCAAAAGCTTTTCTTTTTTTGGTATGCAGCTGTGCCAATGACTAACCAGAACTTTTATACATAAATCCATTTTGTCGGCATTTGACAAAACGGAATCGTTTAAAACTTCAAGACAAAAAAGAACATTCCTTATATACGGCTTTATCCTGATTTTTCGCCCTTCAAAATAAAGATATTTTGGGGGTGAATTAGTGAAACTTAGCGCCATTTTTTAGAAAACATTTTCTTTCTGTCTTTTGCTAACTTTTCGATTTCCGGTACGATGACCTGCTGTATGTAAGGAAAAATGTCGTAAAGCATTTGGGTGTAATTGTTTTCATAAAATGAGATAATTTTTTCTGTATTGGTTTTTCCAAGTAAAAGCCCCATAATATCAACGATGCATGCTCCAATGGCGGTTACATCCGGTTGGGGTTGCTTTTGTAATTCAGCCAGTCGAAGCGATAGTGTGCGATACTGAGGTATCAAGCTAGGATTTATTTCAAGATGAATATTAAGTAAAAGCTCCCTGTTCTCATCTGTGATTTTCAGTTCGTCATCAAAGGTTCTGCTTTTTTCAATCGTGTACATATATCCTCCTAATAAAAAAGGCTGGAGTATCCCCCAGCCTCCATTTTTCCTTTAATCTCCACTACTAATGGAGGGTTTTCCATCAAAACGAATTTCAAATGAAATCGCACTGTCGTCTGTTGATGCCCCTGAGAATTCCTGAATGTTGCAAATCGTACATGGACATGTGATTGTTTGAGTAGCCGTTCCGTTATTAAACGACAACTTAAAAGTTGTTTGCCTGTCCGCTCCAAGACCATACTTTTTTGTGAAAATAAAATCTTGTGCGGTATCTCCCATAATTCGGCGGCCTGTCAAGGTATAAGACGGGGCCATACCTGTTACGTGGTTACGTGCAAATCCTTTGTCACAAAGAAAAAAGTATTGTTGTACGACTTCGTTCAATGCTTCCGCGAGGTTATCAATACCATTGCACAAAGGTGAATACGTTTCGGATGGTTCCGAAGCCGTTAGAATGCTCGCATTAATCCCATAGACAGTAAAAAGATTTCCTGCCATGCTTTAGTCTCCTTTCAGATAAAATCGTATAGCCAGTGACGACCCATACAGCCACTGCCTATTTTCTTCCCGCCCTAAATAGGACGGTGGGGAAGTTGTCAAAATGTTTGCTATTTGAAAATTATTTGCCTGCGGATACGTTTTCCGCATGTTCAGATAAGTATGGATTTTTCCCAGTGTATCCGAAGCAGTTTGTTGATTATCATGTTTTCCGTTTAGGACTACCGACATTGTAACTGCGGCCTTTTTATTCAGATACGTTTCAAGGGAACCACTTGAATATGCCATTGATATTCCATTTTCAGGGGGCATACTGCCAATAGCTATTGTTGAGTATGGTTGAGTTTCCTGCGCCAGATTTACCACTGCCAGTAAAACATCGTCATATACACTCACTGTTTACCAAGTCCTTTCTCAAAAGCGTTTTGAGCCACTTTATCCAGCTCTTTTTTATAGGTGTTTACACCTTTTTCAGCCCACATGAGAGAAGCGTTGGAGTTTTCATCTTTGGACGGTGTTCCTGTATAATACAGCTTTCTGGCAAAATCTTCTTTTTCCCAAATTGCAAGACCTTTTTGTGGCTGGCTGGCTTTCAATGCGCTGTCTTTCAACTCTCCTTGGTCTTGTCGCACAAAAATGTTTCCATACTCGATAACGGATTCCGTCACAGCTATTTTCATTGACTGTGCTCCCGCATTGATTTTTGCAGTTATCGCACCAAGATTACGTTTGATTTTTACATTTGCCATTACACCAACCCCAATTCAATATGATGGATTCGCGTTGCAGGTACGTCCGGTACAGGGTCAACTGTTAGTACTTCGTATTCTCCATACTTTTGTCCCCGAGAGTTGAAAACTACGCACCGTAGCGGTTTCCCCGCTTTCTGGGATTGCTCTGCTAGGGAATCATAATCCAGTGAAGGTGTTGACCTTCTGCTATCAATAAAAAGAATTGAACGCAGCACAACCTCGGTATTTTCTTTTGTTTTTTTGACTTCGTTTGTGTTCTGGATATGAACATTTTGCACGGTATAGTCTTGCCAGCTTGGCTTTTGCCACACATCCATCCCAATACAAACTTTTAGCGTCATCATATCCCCCAAAAGGGATTGAGGTATCGGTCTGAGCATACTTGTACACCTCTTTCCAGTAGTGGAGTTTGCTCTAAAAGCACTGCGGTTAAAGGGCTTACCATAAGGTTTCCTGCTTTCTGTCCTGTGCTTGATAAAGCACCTCCAGATACAGAAACCTTTCCTACAGTAAACGATTGCCCTGCTTGTCCCGTCAAAGCTGTTTCAAGTCCCACTTGAGTGAAATACATTACTTGTGCAGCACACGCCTTTTGTACGATTTCCTGAATCCATTTTGGAAACGTCCCAATTCCTCCAGCCTTTACGATTCGATATTGCGTGATACTGTCAATCAGGGTAGAGGCACACTCGGCATAAATGGGGAATTCATCCTCAGTAATGGGTGATTTTCCATACTCTTTTACATACTGGTCATATGTAACGTATGCCATATTAAGACCCAACTACTGCGGCAGCAGAACCTACAGCAGTAGCAATATTGCCTTTTGTTTTGTTTACAAGTGCAACAGTTACTGTTTGACCGCTTGCAGTTGTAAAGCTTGAGCCGTCTGTCACTTCTGTCCACCCAGATGTTAAAGCATCACCATAGTTCACAGATGTTGCGCCAGTGTCGGATTTTGCTACATAAGCCATACCGAATGGAGCCTGTTCAGGAATGTGAAGAATTGTATGTGTACTGTCTGCTCCAGCTGTGGTAGTGATTGTGAGAGCACCGATTGTTTGTTCAGCAGCTACATGTGCAAAAATGCCAGGCAATCTTTGATTCAGAGCAAAAACATCATAATAGTATCTCTCGTAATAAAGCCATTTGCCTTTTGATTGTGCTGTCGGAGCTGTCATCATTGATGTTTCATAGACAACGGGTGCCGCAATTGCGATTGGGTCAAATAAAAGCATGTTGATTTGTTTTGCAGATGTATCCGCAACCCAACCTTCGGTAAAATCGTATGCAGTCATCATTAAATCGTCAGGTACTTCCATGATAGAAACGCCGTCCAATTTTCCGACATTTCGGTCAATGTTTCTAATGCCTGTATCAGCTTCAACAAAACGCGTAATTCCGGCAGCCTCTTTAAGTAGCTTGTATGTATCAGGACGCATTTTTGCTCTGATTCTATCTCTGGGCACTCGCTGATTTACCATATAAGCTAGGTATGTATCCCACTGTGATAAGATATTATCAGCGGTCAATGCTGTCGTATCGATACTGCCAAAATCACTTGATGCTTTGAATAATGTAGATGCCGCGTATGCATCCATCTCGGGAACTTTTTGAAATTCATTAAAAGTTTTTGTAATATTTGCAATGTTCACAATTGGGTTTTCCTGCATGTCCATAGGGTCAACAAGGGTGTCCCACTCTCTATCCATGCGCATTGTTAAAACTTGCTCTTTGGTGTTGAAATTCCTTGTAAAGTTTCCTGAAAGATTATCTCGGTCAACCGCTTTGGCTCCGCTTACAGTCATGCTTTGTACCGCTACCGCATTACCTGATACACGTTTATAGGTTGCGCTGTTAGGGCTTCCGTACAAATCTGAAAAGTGCGACCAGTAAGGGTAAGCGTTCGCCATTGCTTCTGAATATTCTGTTGCGTAGTTTAATGATTGCTGAGTAAATGCCATTTTTTAACCTCCTATTTAGACGGAAGGCCCCAAATACTTTCAATCGTTTTTCCCGTGTTTCCACTGGGCATTTGTCCTTTGACCTGCGCCCCAAACTGTGGAGTTTGCGCGGGTGTCTTGTCTTCCGTCGGCATAAAATATTCTTCATATTGTTGTTTGATAGTTTCAAGCTGCTCCAAAGGCTCTTCCCCTTCCTCCAAAAGCGAGTAAACATTATCAAGGAATTTTTCTTTTACTCCGCCCTCTTTCAGCTGAGAAGAAATTTCAATTTTCTTTTTGTATGAATCAAAATCTCTTTGGAGTGCCTTATAATCGTCACTATCTTTTACATTTGGAGCAGAAATGTTTCTTTGCGCTTCTGCTACAGCTTCATCAATCTTGACATTTAACTCAGATTTAGGCATAAAGTCTGACATGCTGGTACCATGCAATGTCATGACTTTTTCTGCTATTTCTTCACTAAGTCCAAGACCCGCTAAAGCTTTTCTTGTAAATGCCATATAAAATCATCCTTCCTTTTTAACGCCTGCAAGGTAACAGGCGAGCTGCGGCGTAGTTTAACGCCATACCACAGGGGCGAAATGCGATGTAGTTTAACGCCATACCACGAGGGCGAAACAAAAAAAGAGCCGATAACCACTGTTTTTTAGTGGTTATCGGCTCATAGGCTCTCAATAATTATTTGTATTATATTTTTGCATGACTTACATTTTATAGATAGTCCATGTGCAACAGCTTTTTCGCTTACCCTAAAAAGTTTCTTGCCACACTTAGGACAACAAAACCAACCGTCTCTAATCATCTTCGTAAATCTCTTTCTTTTGAAGATTATCCCCTAAAACACGAGCAAGCTTATAATCTGCAATTTTGTTCCATTTGTATTCCATCTCTTGCAGCTTGTTTGCTACTGATGCAGGAACATTCTTTTCGGCCGCCTGCATCATCCCCGCAATGCTTCGCATAATCCCTTGCGCAATTCGGAATGTTTCATTTGAACCTCGGTACTCAGGTGAGATTTCCTCCCCACCAAACGCAAGAAGCGCATCCTTTAAACTCGGTTCTGTATATCCAAGCGCCTGTGCTTCCTCGCATACTTCATCAATCTGCTTTGCAATACATACTTTCCAATCGTCAATTTCTTCATGGTTTTCAAACCAGCCGAAATCACCTGATAAATACCGATGAAGAATACCCATATTGTGGTATTGAATCTTTAAGAGCATGATTAATCGTTGAAATTCATTCATCTTTCTTTACCTTCTTTCTCGTAGGGGCTTTTTTGTTTTCGTTATTTTCATATTTCTTTTGTTGCCCGCAAAATTTACAAAAAATACCTCGTTCGGTGCCTATGTACTCATGTTTACATATCATATCCATAAACTTTCTCCCTGTCCTTTCGTCTGGTTCGTCCTGTTTCTTTTAAAAATGCTCTGAGTTTATCTTCTTTAGCCGATATTTCCTGTAACGTCTTTTCATTGGACACACCAGCCGCTTTTTCCATTGCCGCTTTTTGCTTTGAGTATCTTATATTTCTCTCAAGGGCCCTTTGTTGTTGTGATAACTGATAAGATTTGTCGTTTTCTTTTTTGTTTTGCTCTGTTCTATCCCTTGGTATAGACACACCTGGGATAACAGTTATCGGGTGATGTCCGCAGTTAATGCCAAAAAGTCCCGCAGGCTTTCCGTAGCTGGTTGATGATATAGGATAGTACCGATGTTGTTTACCTTCCCCATCAGTAAACGTTGAGTTATCCCAAGAAAAATAGCGTCCTTGGTATGGATAGCACAGGGGACGTGCGCCACTATGCCTAGATACTCTAAAAATTTCCACTCCATAATCTCGCTGCCTTAACTTTACTGTTTCGATTGCGGTATTATGAACCGTTGTGCGAATATCCATATTGACATAGGCTTCGGGTGACCATTTTCTCCCTGCTTTATCAAAAAATCCTGTAATTCCATTCTTATGTATTTGTTCAAGTGTCGTTTTTAATGCGGTTCTTCGGCTTTCAACGCCTACCGCCACTCTCGCAGTCCCCTCATTTAAAGCCTGCTGTATCGCCGCCATTTGGTTTTCTATATTGGCAGTGTTTACAACAACCTGTCTATATAAGGCAAGAGAGCTTTCCAGCATTGTGGTGTTTACAAGGTTTGTCTTTTCTATCGCCTGAGAGGCATATGCTCTTAATGTTGCGATAACGCTTTCACTTGCAATTACATTGTCTGTCGCCGCCGCTTCTATCTTTCCCAGCTTTGCAGCCTTTTTCAATTTCGGTTCTACATCTTTTGTTGCTTCTAAAGCTGCACTTTCAAGCGCAGTATATATTATCTCCGGTACTTGTCCCGTTAGCTTTGTGATAATTTCCAAGCACTCTTTGTTTAGCTGACCGAGTTCTGAAAGTTTTTGCAGCTCCCACACAGATGTAGAGAGTTTATGTCCACTATTAAAATGCTCGGCTATTTTTATCAGCAAAGCATCTACGGTGCTTGCATACACTTGTTCGATTGGCTCTGACAACGCAATGATTTCTTCCGGAGTTAATTGCGCCATTAGCTTTCATCCTCCGACGCTTCCTCTTGACCTTCTCTTGCTTCAGGCTCTTCACTTGGAGTATCCGCTACACTTTCTCGTGATGTCGCTTCCATTACATCCCACATAGAATCGTTTACAGTCGATTCCTCTTTTATCTCCTGCATTTCTTGAAAGGCTTCCTCTTCGGTATATCCCAAGACTTCAATCATAAATCGTTTTGTACTCATTAACCCATTGGTTTTAAGTAAAATTCCTTCGTTTATGTTTGTTTGTCGGTCTTGCAAGATAGAGTCATCAAAGACAACCTTTGTTTCCCATCCACGTTCTGCGAGTTCGCTGATTCTCTGCCCTTCCCACGTCATATCATATAGAGCCGCTACTTGAATGATTGCATCAACAATCTGGTCGATTGCTGCTTTTACTTGCATTTGATGACTTTTTATGGTTTTGTATGTCTTGCTGTTTTCGCTGATAACTTCCGTTGCAGTCTTTATTCCGCTGGCTTTATCAAACGTAAATGTTCCTGCTGAAAAACCGACTTGCAAGCATAACATAGAAAGAAAAGCGTTGATTGCTTGTTCATGCTCCGTTACTCTCAACGAAACTGTATTATCCTGTATTTTTAACGCATCAGTATCATCTGTTTTGAAAGCAACATATGCTTCGTCAGTAGAATCAAAATAACGATGCATATTTCCGTGTTCGTCAACAACTGTGCGTAAACACTGTGCCGGG